AGGAGGATCGACGTCCCGTGCATACATGGACACTTCCGCGCCCATTACTTAACGAATTGATCCCAGGGCTTTGGAAAGATGTCTCGCGCGCTCATGAACTGCGACGCGCTCTCCGGCCCCTCGCGCGGCGGCACCTTCTGGTCCGCGTTCATCGCCGCCTCCCAGTACTCCTTCGACCCCATCTGGAAGGGCCCAATCTCCTGGGCCTTCCACCAACTCATCATCTCGAGTGGGTCGATGTGTGTGTCGGGGCACGTGTTGATCACGAGGATCTCGTTGTCCTCACAGTAACAGTCGACCATGCGGTTGAACGCGTCCTTGGTCAGGAAGTCGCCAAAATCTTCCCAAAGCGCCTCGCGTTGCCGCCCCTGGATCGTCTTCATGATCAGGATGAAATCTGTGTTACCGCGGATCGTAGGCGTGATGGCCTTGGCGTACTGCGTCGTGATCAGGGTCATGATCTTGTAGTGCCGCCCTGCGACGAAGAGCTCCATCAGGTTCTCGTCGTACTTGAGCCGCTGGTCGCTGATCACGTCGTCAAGGAGCACGAAGAAGGGTGCGATCTTCTCCTTCTCCTCGTCCGTCAGGTTCTTGTCGTTCAGGATGGCCTTCTGCCGCTTGAAGACCGCGTCCAGGATCTCAGGCTCGTACTTCGGGAAGATGAACTTGGCCGGCACGTAATCCCGCCAAAACTTGTTCAGCTCGTCGGTCTGTGAGATGACGATCCCAGCGGGGATCTTATCCTTCAACAGGTACATAAGATTTCGAAACGCCCAACTCTTCCCCGTCCGCCGTTTCCCACACGCTACGATCGTCGCGTCCATCTTTAACCCCCCCTCCTCTGCCAACGGGTCCCACTCCGGTATGCATGGCAGCTCTATCTCTGCGTAATTATCAGCTTGGAGCACGGGCATCGTCTGGTGCTTGCCGTATGCCTTGCTGCCCTGTTTGTTGGGTGCTTGGTTCTCTTTGCCACCTGCGGGTTTAACGGCGCCTCGCGCCACTGCACCGGATTGCCCACTAGGCTGGGGTTTCGATGGTCCGCCGGTAGACGGGGGCGTCTTCGAATTGGTCGGTGGCATCGAAAGAGCCTTCCTTCATCTCAGAAACTTGGTCAACGTACGGCTTGCCCATTGCCCATTCGGCGTTCAAGAAGGCGCTTACCTCAGGCTTCTGCTCCAGACTTCCACGCTGGCAGACGACCGACACGTCCTGGAAGCTCCAATGGATGCCGAACTTGTCGCCCCCGACGCCTGTGTAGACCTGATTCGCGTACATCGTAGCGGCCACCACGTCGCCCGGTGCGACCACACCGTTCGGAACGGTGGTGCCCTTGTGGTCGCAGATCGTGATCGTTCGCGCATACTTGCCCCCCATGCCGTCCCACGCATACTTCGTGCTGGAGAGGTTTAGCGTGTGCCCGTTGAGTGCCCCCGTCTGCTTGTCGTATTTCGGACGCACACTGCGGATCTGCAGCATCTTGACCTCGTCCTTACTCAGGTTCTTGCGGCCGAGGATCTTGAGCTGGTGCTCGGTGACGAATTCCAGCAACTTCTCGTCGATCTCCTCGAGTTTCGCGCGAAATTCCTCGAATTCCGCATTAGGGGCCTCGTTGATGCAGGCGTCGTTCAAATCCAGCGTGAACTTGGCCTTCGTGATGTCCGTCGGACCCCACATCGTACCGAAGTTGCCGTCGCCCGTGACTCGCGGCCACAGTGTGACGGCGGGGGACGAAACGAGCGCCACCTGGCAACCCTGTGGCTGCATGATCATGTTCACGGATGTCTTGCCGTTACGATCAGCACCGAGTGTGAACGTGACCTGGGTGACATTGAGCTCGCGGTGCGGGAAGAAGTGCTTCATTGCTACTTGAAGTAGCGATCAGAAATTCCACTGATCCGATTGTCAGTGTATGGGGCCACATTCAGTGCCGAAACAGTGGGCATCCATGTAACGTCCCCGCGCTCCCCACACCCCAAGGCGATCGGACCCTGTTCGGTCTGAAACACCTGCATGGGTCGGTCGTCCTTGGATGCCAGACCCGCAAAATTGTCCATCGCACCTATGGTGCTTACCTTCGCATACGGCCGGTGGGGGTTCCACTGTGGCCGCCCTGCGTCCTTGCGACGGGGGGCGTATTCCCCGTTAGGTATGCACAGCGGGGGCAGGTCCACTGTGTACGTCCCCAGGTCCGGGGCTCTCAGATCCGGTCGCGGGACACTTGGGCGCTCGCGATTCCACGGACAGGCCTTCACCTGTGCCATCGTTGCGGTCTCTTTTGGAAATAAGCGGTTCGGGGTCGAGGTAGGTCGCTGGTGTCGAGTCTGAGTCGCTGGTGTCTGTGAGGAAGGGGTCCGACGGCGGGCCGTCCCAGCACCCGTTCCGGTTCCCGGGCTCCAGGTAGGTCCAGAAGTCGTAAGTGGTGTGCTGGTCAGACTCCTCGATGCGCGAGAGGACCTCGAGTTTCTCTTGTGCTGTGACGCGCGGCACACTGTCACACCCACGCTTCATGAAGGCGTAGAATGTGGTGTAGCGGTCCAGCAGAAAGCCGAAGAGATCAGGGTCCCGCCATACGCGGTAGATCTTCATGTCTGTGGGGGTCCAGCTGACGAAATCGCACCAGTCCCGGTCGAGGATCTCCATGAGGCCGTTCACTTGGCAGTAGTACGTAGGCGGGATCTTAATGTGCGGCACCTGCTTCACAAAGGGGCACTTCACCTCAATCATGCCACGGGAGCCGACGAAGCCATCGGGTGAGCCGCCCAACCAGGGGTAGGAGGGGTGCTCAAAGAAGCCCCCGTGCGTGACGACGTTGCCCGTGCGCACCATGTACTCCAACACCGCGTTCGCTTCGTTCGTGGTGCCCCATCTGCAAGCCTCCGTGCCTATCTTGCCCGGATTGAATTCCTCTGTGCCTAGTGAGAGCCTCAAGCACTTGGCGCGCGACTGGTACGGACAAATACCGGCCGCGGCACCGAATCGGGACGCCGTCAGCTTCCCCCGGCGTGCACTAAACCACGCAGGTGTCCCTTGCTGAGTATCCATACTGACTCAGTATGAGAAAATTCTATGCAGCTTGTAAATGCCGTGGGGATGGAACGCACGTGGGAAACTGCCGGTGGATGGAGCAGGCCTCCACACGACCGGTGGTGGCTCCGTCGGGGGGGCAAGTGAAGCTGCGAAGACGAAGGCGTGGCCACGCTACGAGGCCGAGTATCTCAAGCGTGCTCTCACTTCAGATCGGTACAAGTACGACACGGAAGGCATGGACTCGGAGCAGAGGTCTGTCTACCTCGATCGCATCGTTGCGAATTACAAAAGCGAGGCCGACGAGTGCCTGAAGGCCGAGTTCGAGCAGTGGCTGGAGGGGCGGCACGAGTGTAACGACCCGTCGCAAGAGCATCTCTACGAGAACGCCGACGGTAAGCCGGTGCGCCGTTGGGTGTTCCGCAATCCAGAGGCCATGGACGATCAGGGGGGGTGGAAGGTGTCCCAGCCACGTGCGGGGTGGAAGCATACTCCTTGGGGGCGCACACCACTCACCTACCTGCCTGGGGTGCGCGAATACCTGCGTGCACAGAAGGAGAAGGCGCACGAGGAGGACACAAAGATGCAGCTCCTCGCAGAGTTTGGGCCGCAGGACATTGATCAGGCGTGGAAGTACTTCAAGCACTGGGTCAAGGGTCGGCCCCTGTCCGATGCCGTCGCCATTCAGCCCTACTACGACGAGATGCCAGAAGATCGCACCATCTTCAACCGAATCCCCGACAGCTTGTATGCCTACGACTCGGAGCCGAGTGACCGGCAGCCAGGCGTCCGCGCGTCCGACAGCAATGCCTTCGATGCGGCAATCAGCAAGCCTGGGGAGGCCAAGGTGCGTGTCACGACGCCGGGTGAGGACAAGAATGTGCAAGACGTGCGGACCCTCACCGACAGGGCAGAGTATTTGCTCGCGACTCTGTCCCTCGGCCCCGATAACCCAACGGCGGAGATGAAGCAGAGAGAGGATGCACAGAAAGCGAGTGACTTGATGGACATCGACGAGCAGGTTGACGCGAAGAGGACCGAAGAGGGGGCGCAGATCGTCAGGCAAAGGGAACTGAGCGGACCGACGACGCTTGTGCCAGCGCTTGCTTAATTCTGAATTGTGAGTAGTATGTTTGGGCGCTCCGATCCATTCTTCAAGAACAACAGGCCACACTCCAACCCCTTCCTCGAATCGCTGCACCGGACATACGGGCAGCCAACTGGTGCGCTTCCGAAGCGCGACGACGCTCAATTTCAGCGTGCCTTGGACTTCCGCAAGCGCGAAAAGGACCATTACGCCAAGATGGAGCAAGAGCTCGCCGCGGGGAAGGAAGCGTATGCACTGCTCATGAAAGAGCAGACACGGCTCGCCGACGTGCTCGACAAACTTTCCAAAGCCCAGGCGAGCATGCCGGTCATCCCGCCCCAGGTCCTCGAACAACAACTTTCCAAGGGAGTCGAAGAAGATGGGCTTTCTGAGTTCCGGGTTCGTGCCGGGGCAAGCGACGCCGCTGACAGTGGCGCGGGAGTGGGCGTCGGTGCCGAAAGCGCTAATGCTGGCAGCGCTGGCGATGGGGGTGCGCGAGTACCTGAAACCCCCGTCAAAGGTCGTCGTCAACGCAAAAGCGTGTCAAAGCAAGTACTGCAAGAGCGAGATCTGGGTGGATCGACCGATCAACACACTGAACAAGGACCAGAGCATGGGGGTGGGGCTGTCGAGGCCGAGTCAGATGCCGTGGGTGGGGGCGGTGGGCAAGCAGGTGAAGAGTGACTTCGCGCGTGAGCAGCTCATGTCGCCGGGTGTGCAACTGGTGGCTAGAAGTGTAGCGAACCGGGTCGCGGCGCCTGCGTAATTTTCCGGTTGTGGAGTACCCATGCCTCAGCTGCAAATCAACCAGGGTCCGCAGGACGCACTCTTGTACGATAACAACAAGTCATACTTTACTAACGTCGGCTACGTCCGCACCTCGAACTTCCAGGTTGAGTACCGCGACGTGGACTCGCAGAACAATGCGAATTTCGGCCAGACGGTGCAGTTCATCATCCCGAAGGCGGCGGACCTCCTTGGCCCCGTCGACCTGCGTCTCGAGCTGGAGTCGCCAATCTCTGGAAGTGCAACTGGAGCATGGGACCCGACCACCACAGCAGGCCAGCTGTTCTACTCACAATGGGTCGACGAGTTGGGTTTCGCGATGATCGACAAGATGACCTTCTCGGTGGGCTCCAACGACATCGAGACGATCACCGGTGAGCAGATGCAGATCCAGAACGAGCTGATGACCTCGGACGAGATGCGCCTCGGCTACGACCACATCATGAAGACCGGGCGGCGCGCCTTCCTTGGCGGACACGACGTTGTGGTCAAGTGCACCATTGGCAGCCACACCGGTACCGCCACTTCTCCTAGTGCAGGCACTGCCGTAAGCACTTCTAATACTACCATTCCGTCCCTTGCGGGCATGGCCATCCCCGGTGGTACTGCCGGCACTCGTGCCATCGAGGTTGGCGATGTTGTGTACAAAGCGGACGGTACGTTCATTGGCAAGGTCAGGACGGCTATCGCAGCGCAGACGGGAGCAACGCACACTACTGGTCTAGCTGTGGATGGCGTTGCTGTTCACATTGCGAACGGCGATGATCTTGTAGTTGTGGGCATGGTGTCTCACTACTACCCCAGCGAGGTGCCGCTGCCGGCGAAGACAGGAAATACCAATACTACTGGCACGACCACCGGCACCACCACGTACGGCAAGCTCATGTGGGCGCGCCGTAACGGCTTCCAGGAGGACTATACCCGCCTCTGCGCATACAAGGCCAAGGATGATCCAGTCGTCCCTAATACTGCAGTCGTACAGGCTAACCGGCGCCTCAACGTGCCACTCAGCTTCTTCTTCGCCAAGCACGTCTCGCAGTACTTCCCGCTCGCGGCGGTCGCTGGCTGCAACGATGTGCGCGTCTCGATCAAGTTCCGCCCGCTCAAGGAGCTGCTGCAGGTGAACCGCATCGGTTCCAGTTCCGCTCCTTTCCCCTCCTTCCCGTCGAACAACCCGATCAAGGATCTCAAGCTTCGTTGCCATTATGTGCACGTGACGGGCCCGGAGGCGCAGCTCCTCATGAACAAGGAGCACGTGCGCCTCCTCAAGCTCTGGCAGCACCAGTCCAAGTCGTTCACGGATTGCTCCTCCAAGAATAGGTTCGATCTTGACCTCTCCCTCCTCCACCCGTGCTCGACGCTCATCGTCACGATCCGTCGTGAGGAGGACGTCGCGAACAGTTCCGTTGACAATCACGATGCCGCACAGAAGGGCTTCTTCTTCTACCACGGCGACGGCACCAACCCGAACTATGACCGCTCGCAGAATCAGCTGGGTGGCCAAAGCTGCATTTTCACGGATGCGGGCTCGGATGCTGATGCCACCTCGCGCAACACCGTCAAGGTCCAGTCGATCGAGCTCTCGCTCAACGGCCAGGAGCGTCACCCCGGGCTGCCGAAGGGTATTGAGTCGGAGTTCATCCGCTCGCGCCTCATCCCGGGTCTGCACTCGAACTCGAACACGTACCAGAAGCAGATGACGGCGATGTCGGTGCATGGTAATCCAGTTGCATCCGGCTTCCCCTTTGTTTCCGCACAACCTGAATCCGAGTCGATGGCGAAGTATGGTCTGCAGGGCTCGAAGAACATCTTCGTCTACCCCTTCAGCCTCAACCCCGAGGGTGGCAACCCGGCGGGTGCGGTCAACTTCTCGAAGGTGTCGCACGCCAAGCTGTCGATCCACCTCGACCAGCCTGAAGGTGTCATGGGCACCTCGAACGTGGCGGACATCAACAATTCGCTCGGTGGCACGAACTACCGTGTGGATGTGTATGCCCTCTACTACAACTGGCTGCAGATCAAGGACGGTCGCGCGCTCCTCAGTTTCGCATAATCTGATGTGCTGCTGACATGACAGACGTCGCCTGCCCGATCCAGTGTGTGGGTGTCGGCTGTCCGCAGCCAGACTTCATTGAGCGAAACGGTGCGTGGTTATTGACGGTGGTGGGTGTGTTTACGGGGGCGTTGGGGACCATGCTCACGTTCTTTCTACGGAGCCGGTGTACCAAAATCAGGTTTTGTGGCTTGCAATGCGATAGGGAATTGCCTCCTGTGGAACCCGAGGAGATCAAATTCGATAACAAACCAGCGGGTTCTTCTGACGCTTAGTGTGTGTATGTCTCTGGTCATCTCCATTGATGTGGGGATCAAAAACCTCGCAATTTGCGCGTTTGATTTCACTACAGCCCAGGTGGTGTACTGGGATAACGTCTCGCTAGTGCCCAATGGACGTTACATACCTGCGCAGAATGTGCAGTACGTTCGGGACTTCATTTGGAGACATCAGCACCTCTTTAACAACTGCGCCGCACTCGTCATCGAACGCCAGATGCGGTGCAACATGCGTATCATCGAATCTGTCTTCCAGACGCTCTTCTACGACCGATGCCACGTCATCAACGCGCGCTGTGTGAAGATGCACTACGGCCTCAGCACGCGCAATTACCGGACGAACAAGGAGAAGGCCGTCGAGTGGGCGACGCAATTCGTCAAGCAGAACACCCTCGTCGTGTTACCAGAGCTCGTCAAGCGCTGGGAGACCACGACCAAGAAGGACGACCTCGCAGATGCGCTCCTACTGGTGATGTACTACCTCGACACTTATTCTAATCAAGTGGAAGCGAAGTAATGCCATCGACTCGTAGCTCCGGAGACACGCTCATGGGCCCACTCGACGCGTCCGATGACGATTACGACCCCGATTACGACGAGGAGGAGAGTGCGGGGAGCGACGACGAGATCCCGAAGACCATGGGCCGCGACCGTGCCAAGTGGATTGAGGACAACGTGGAGGACATCGAGTGGCTGTACCGCAAACTACTGGAGGATGGTCGCTCGGTGATGGGCCAGGCATTCTTGCAGACTGGAAGCATCACATCGTTTGCTAAATACCTGTACAAGAACACGACGCCCTTTTCTGAGCATTAGTCATCATGTCAGCCTGGGTCATCGCACTTGGCCTCTCTGCTGGGTACCTCATCAACAAGAACGTCACCCTCAAAACGCGGCTGCAAGCGGTGGCACAGGAGGCGAATCACGGGGTGGGCCCAGCGACGGACGGGCCGCCGGTGCAGACGATTCGTCAGGTGCAGCGGACGGTGCCCGATGCTGACAAGTATGAAGAGATCAACCGACAGGATTTAAAGCCGAAGGACCAGGAGAAGATCCTGGAGGCTCGGAGTGCGAAGGCGCAGGAGGTGCGTCAGTACGAGGCGCCGAAGCTTCCTGAGATTGAGGGGGTGTACCTGATGCGCGGATTCTAACTCGCGCCGACTTCATGCGCTCAGTATGCGACTGACGCTGCTTCTCTGCCTTCTTGGCATAGGCTTCGTCCAGGAGCGTCGTTGTGCGTCGGCTGAAGTCGTGTGCAAGTGCGGCGTCCACTCTGTTCATTTCGGCCTGTTGTGCGGCGTAAACTCTAGGGTCCCCGTATCGCGACTGCAAATCCGTTTTGTAGCCTTCGACCTTTCCCTGCAAGCTCCACATCACCTGCCGCCTCATCGTGTCGATGTCGTTGCACGCCATTTGCACTCTCATGAGAAATACATGCCAGTAAGACGATGATGGTATAGCACATGCAAAGTGCCCCCGCAAGGAACGCCAAGCCTAGAAGACACAAGATTTGGATCTCTGAGGACATCATCGTGTTCGATAGGTGGAAATTCTGATTGTGCTGATGACAAACGATGATGGACATGATGTGTCAGAACCGCCTTGCGACCGCTGCAGTTGTTGGTGCGATCATGGACCGCTTTCACAGTGGTGGCATGTACAATCATGCGGTCGCGGGGGCGCTCGTCGACGTGATGTGCCAGATGCAGGCGGGTGTGCCGATTACTGGCCTCTTGAGCACGGCACGTGCAATGGAGGTGGGTCAGGCCGCGGCCGCGGGTGTGGCCGGGGGGGTCGTGAGCCACCAGGCTAAGAGGTTCATCTAGAGTGGTAAATTCTTAGAGAGAAGCGTGAATGCAACACTTCAACAGAGTGGGTGCGGGTGGTCGTGTGCAGCATGACAATGCAATCGACATGAACCTGCACACAGCCCAAGTCCGCGGTGATTGCATCATCGGGGGTAGACTGTACGTAGACGGTATAGAGTTTGCCTCAAATTCGCACGTGCAAAACGCCACCTCCCAATCAAGTGTGGACGCGGGGGGGTCGGGGAACTCGATGCGAATCCTTGAAAACGTCTCCGCTGGTCGGCAAATGCATAACGACGTCCCCGTTGGGCAATTTGGGCCAAACTGTAGTATCAGTTCGACGGCGGGGTGGCCTACCGTTGGCGACCTCCGCGCCGCACAGCTGGACACCCTCGACGGTTTCCTGATGTACATGTTTCACATGAATGTGCCGGCAACTGTGAGCCCCGACGTGTCGTCCATCACACCGTCCATTTCTTGGAATGGTGACACCGGTGCCGTCCAGTATGGGAAAAGAATTTCGCCAACTGACAACGTTGTTTTTCAAGTCAATCTAAACAGGGGGCGTGTCAGCGCAATGCCCGCTGGCGTCGTCACTAGTGGTACGTATGCCCCCGACAACGCAGCTTGGAATTCCCAGGATTTGCCAGTCAATGCAGCGGATGCTTTCTTTA